TCAGAGATGTGTATAAGAGACACCCCATGCCCACGGAGACTCTGGCCCGGCGTCAGCGCCTGGTCGACGAGCAGAACACCCTCTGGCACCGCATGCAGGAGATCATGCAGGCGGCCGAGTCTGAGAACCGAGACCTGAGCGCCGAGGAGCGGCAGAACTGGGACCAGGCCGAGGCGCGCCTGACCGAAGTGTCCGGCGACCTCGAGCGCCTGGAGCGCATGGCGCAGCTCGGCAGCGTCGACCGGAACCAGATCGTCACCACCTCGGACCGCGGGGACGACGAGGAGGCTGACGCCCAGCGATACGCCGAGGCGTTCGGCCTGTACCTGCGGTACGGGATGGAGGGCCTGCAGAGCGAGCAGCGGCAGCTGCTGCAGGGCGGGTTCAACCGCCTCGACTCGCGCGCCATGGGCACCAACCCGGACACCGCCGGCGGCTACCTGGTGCCGGACACCTTCCGCAACACGATGACCGAGACGATGAAGGCCTACGGCGGCCTGCTCAACATCTGCTCGGTCATCACCACCGCGGACGGCGGTGACCTGTGGTGGCCGACGAACGACGACACGAACAACGAGGGCGCCCTGCTCTCCGAGAACCAGCAGGTCCCCGAGCAGGACCTGAACGTCGGTCGGCGCGAGCTCGGCGCGTACATCTTCACCTCGAAGCTGGTCAAGCTGTCCTGGAAGCTCATGCGGGATTCGGCGTTCGACGTCGAGTCGTGGCTGCCGCGCAAGCTCGGCGAGCGCATCGGCCGCGCGGCCGCGGGCTACCTGATCACCGGATCCGGCGTGAAGCAGCCCGAGGGCCTCGTCACGCAGGTCCGGGTCGGCAAGACCGGCGCCAACGGCCAGACCACCTCGGTCACCTACGACGACCTGGTGGACCTGGAGCACAGCATCGACCCCGCCTACCGCGGGCAGAACTGCCGCTGGCTCTGGAACGACGCCACCCTCAAGGTGCTGCGCAAGCTCAAGGACGCCGACGACCGGCCGCTGTGGGTGCCCGTCCCGGCGCCCGGCTTCGCCGCGACCGTCAACGGCTACCCGTACACGGTCGACAACAAGATGCCGGTCCCCGCCGCGTCCGCCAAGAGCATCGTGTTCGGCGACTTCCAGGCCGGTTACGTCGTGCGCCAGGTGCAGGGCGTGTCCACGATCCGCCTCAACGAGCGGTACGCCGACTACCTGCAGTCCGGGTTCTTCGGCTACGCCGAGCTCGACGGCATGGTCGACGACGCCTCGGCGATCGCCGCCTACGAGCACGCCGCGGCCTGATCCCTTCGCCCGCCCGGGGCCGTCCGCTCCGCGCAGCAGCCCCGGGCGCCCCCATGCCCTGAACACTCGCCCTTCCGGAAGGGACATCGCATGAACCCGTACGACAACGTGCTGGTGCAGCGGACGCTCGCGCCGGCCGCCCGCACCGCGACGGTGAACGGCGCGACCGTCGACCGTGCTGCCGGCGACGCCCGCTATCAGGACGCCCTGGTGGTCATCGACACCGGCGTAGTCACCGATGGCACGCACACCTTCACCGTGCAGGAGTCGGCCAACGGCAGCAGCTGGTCGGCCGTCGCCGACGCCGACCTGCAGGGCGCCGAGCCCGTGGTGACGTCCAGCAACGACGACAGGGTCTACGAGCTCGGCTACCTCGGCGGCGCGCGCTACCTGCGCGTCGCCGTGACCGTGGCCGGTGCGACGACCGGCGGCCTGTACTCCGCGGCCGTCGTGCTGTCCAACGCGCGGCGTGGCCCGGTGGACCGCGACTGATGGCCACCATGCGCGTACTGCAGGCCATCGGTGGCCTGGACTTCTCGTGGAAGCGTGGGGACCTGGTCCAGCTGCCCGACGACGAGGCCGCCAAGTGGGCCGACGGCGTCCGGGCCGAGCTCGTCGACCAGGCCCCGCCGCCTCCCCCGGTCGGAGACGACCCCCAGGCGCAGGCGGCCACCGAGCCGCAGGCGCCGGCCGGACCCACCAGCCCCGACGACTCCGGCGACGGGGACGGCCAGGGCGAAGCGGACGGCAGCCCTGAGCGGTTCAACCCGGCAGACCACAACGTCAAGAACGTCCTGGCGTACCTCGACGGTGTGGGCGAGGAGGAGGCGCTGCGCGTGCTGCAGCTGGAGGAGAACGCCGAGGAGCCCCGCAGGGGCATCGTCGGCCAGCGCGGTTCGATCCTCGAACGCGCCCAGGCCAACGACCAGTCGACGGAGCGGGCGGCCGAGACGTCTCGCGGCGGCGGCCGCGGCGACGCCATCGAGACCCGCTGACCAGGGGGTGAGTCGTGCCGTTCGACCTGGGCGTCACCGCGCGCCTGACAGCGGAGTGCCGAGACCCGGGCGGCACCCTCACCGATGCCACCACCGCGGCGGTCACCGTCACCCTGCCGGACGGCACGACCGCCGCACCGGCGGTGACCAATCCGCCCGCGACAACCGGCACATACCAGGCCGACTACATCACCGAGCAGCCCGGACGGCACACCGTCCGCTGGCAGTTCACCGGCCCGGCCTACGCCTACACCGACGTCCTCGACGTCCGGCCCGAGCATCCGCCGGCGATCCTGTCGCTCCAGGACGCCAAGAAGCACCTGAACCTCAGCCCCACCGATACGAGTGAGGACGACGAAGTCCGGGACTGGATCAACGCGACGACGACCGCGGTGGAGTTCTTCATCGGACCCGTGGCCGTCCGGACCGTGACCGAGGACCACGCCGTCAGCGTCGTCGAGTCCCTCGCCCTGCGCAGGCCGCCCGTGCTGGCCGTCACGGCCGTTGCCCCCCTGCTCGACGGCGGCACGTCGTACGACGTCGACGGCCTGAACGTGGACGGCCCGGTTGGCATCGTCACCCGCAAGGACGGTGGCCTGCTGCGCGGGCCGCTGCGCGTCACCTACAGCGCAGGGCGGCGCCTGGTCGCCGAGAACATCAGCGGGGCTGCCCGCATCATCCTGCAGCACCTGTGGGCCACACAGCGGCCCACTCGCGGCGGCGGCCTGCCCGGCGCCCGCGACGACTTCAGCGTGACCGAGCCCATCCCTGGCCTCGGCTATGCGATCCCCAACCGGGCTGTGCAGCTGCTCAACCCCGACGACCAAGGACCAGGACTGGCGTAGATGGACTCCCGTATTCCCCAAGTGATCGAGGCCCTCGTCGGACTGGGCAAGGCAGACCCCGAGCTCGAAGGCGTCCGGGTCGCGGACGGCCCCGAGGTCAGCGACACCGCGGCGATGGACTGGCTGGTCGTCGGGTTCAACGGCGACCCCAGCGGCGACTTCGAAGCTGCCCAGTCCGTCGCGCAGTTCGTCGGCCTCGGCACCCGCCGCGAAGAGGAGTTCACGCTCACCGTGGCGGCCATCTCCAACCGCGGCGACCAGGACATCGTGGCCGCTCGCGCGAAGGTCTACCAGATCGCTGCCCGGGTGATGGCCTGGCTCCACGCCAGCCCGAGTCTCGGCCTGGACGAGCTTGAGGCCGGCGCCGGCGCCACGCGCCTGATGCAGGACCAGACCTCGCAAGGCGCGTCGGCCGTGCTGCTGCTCACCGTGGCCGGCCGCGGATTCATCTAGGAGGAGGAGACATGGCCGCGCTGAACACCGCGGTGATGCCGCTGACCGGCGGCGCCATCGAGTACGCACCCGCCGCGTCGGGTGGAGACACCTGCCAGACCGGGGCCGGTGTGCTGCTGCTCGTCAAGAACGGCGACGCCAGTTCGCACACCGTGACGCTCGCGACGCCGGGCACCGTCAACGGGCTGGCGATCGCCGACCGGGCGATCGTCGTCCCGGCCGGCGACGAGCTCGGCATCCCCGTCACCAACGATTACCGCAACCCGTCCACCGGGCGGGCCGCCATCACCTACGACGGCGTCACCTCGGTGCAGGTCGCCGTGATCCGGGTGCCGGTCTGATGGGCCAGGTCGTGATGGAGCACCCCGATCTGCCGGACCAGCAGATCGAGGTCGACGAGGTATCGGTGCCGCACCACCAGGCGGCGGGCTGGCAGGTCGTCGAGGCGCTGCCGCAGCAACCCAAGTCCCCGGCGAGGCGCCGGCGGCAGAACCCGAGAGAGGACAAGAGCTGATGGCGACGCCGATCAACCCGAGCATCCGCTACTACCGCCGCGGCACCACGAAGGTGCTGTGGGTGCCGGCCATCGCGAACAAGGCGGCCCCGACCCGCGCCGAGATCAACGCCGGTACGGCGCTGGAGGGCGAGACCGGCGCCATGGCGGGCTGGCAGACCACCTCGGGCACCGTGCCCACGGCAGCCCTCGGCAGCCGCTTCACGCCCACCGTCCCGGGCGAGATCACGGCGGCGGACTCATCGCTGACGTTCTGGGCGTCCAAGGACTCCGACGACGTCAGGGCCTTGCTCACCCGCGAGACCCGCGGGTTCGTCGTGTGGATGGACGAGGGCGACGTGCCCGGCCAGACCATGGACGTCTACCCCGTGCAGGTCACCTCGCAGGCCAAGGTCCGCGAGCTCGACCAGGCCGCGCAGATCATGGCCCAGTTCGCCATCACCAGCGAGCCGGCCGAGAACGTCGAGATCCCGGCCTGACATGCCCAGCAGCGTGCAGGTCCTGGGCACCGGGCAACTGGTGGAGCTGTCCCGCCGCCTGCGCGCGGCGGGCGGCCCCCGCCTGAGGCAGAACACGGCGCGCAGGGTCCGGCGTGCCGCCGAGCCGCTGCAGAAGGACCTGCAGAGTTCCATCACCGGTGTGCAGCTGCCCGGCTCGGGCCGCAAGACGCGCGGCGGCCCGTCGCCCACCACGCGGCCCCTGCGGCGGACGCTGGCGGGCGGCGTGCGGATCAGCGTCCGCCAGGGCGCCAGCCCCGGGGCCCGAGTCTGGATGGACCGGGCGCGGCTGCCCGTCGACGTGAGGAACATGCCGTGGGTCATCGAGGCGGGCAGGGTCCGCCACCCCGTCTACGGCAACCGCAGACGCTGGTCGACGCAGTGGGCCCGGCCGTCCGGCTGGTGGTCGCGCACCACCGACGCCGGCGTGCCCCGCATGCGCGCCGAGGTCGCCCGCGTCCTGGCCGACGTCCGGCGGGACCTTCAGTGAGAAGAGGAAGCACACGTGATCATCACCCACCTGCAGGAGGACGGCACCGCCCAGCGGTGGTCGACCGACGACCTGTCGGCGATCGAGGCGGCCGACATCGAGAAGGCCATGGGCGACGTCCCCTGGCGTGGCATCGAGATGCGGCTGCAGGCGCAGGACGCCACCGCGCTGCGGGCCGTCGTGTGGGCGTTCCGCCGCCGCACCGAACCGGACCTCGAGTTCGCCACGTTCGACATCCCCGGCTGGCGCCGGCGGGTCCGGGCCCGCCTGGAGCGGGCCGAGATCGACGAGGCCCTCAACAACGTCATGCGCGAGGCCCTCGCCAAGAGCGAGGACAGCACCATCGACGCCCTGGCCCCGCACCTGCGCAAGCTCGCCGAGGACCCGGACGACGTCGACGCCGCCCTCGACGACCTGGGAAAAGGCCACTTGACGCGCCGCCACCGGGCATCCGCGGACTGATCCGCGAGTACCGGTGGCTGCTCGCACACCACCTGCACATCCGCCCCTGGGAGATCCGGCACCTCTCCGCCGAGGAGCTGGAGTCCGCCGTGATGTGGATCCAGCACTACGTCGCTACACGGTGAGGAGGTGACCGGTGGCGGAGCGCCTCACCTTCACCCTCGCCGGGCGCGATGAACTGAGCCGCGTGATGAACGGCACCGCCGACGCGGCGGACCGGCTGCGGCTGCGGCTGGCCGGCATCACGGCCGACGCCGACGGCAACCTGCGCGACCTGCAGGGCCAGTTCCTGTCACTGGCCGAGGCGCAGCGCCGCGTCGACGACCACTCGGCGATCGTGCAGCGCAGCATGAACACGCTGTCCGACTCGACCGACAAGCTGGGCGAGTCGCTCAAGGCAAACCTGATCAGCCTGCTGCCGGCCGCCATCCCGGCGGCCGCGGGCCTGACCAGTTCGGCGGCCGCGCTCGCCGGGCAGCTGGGCGCCGTGACCGTGGCGGCCGGCGCCTACGCGCTCGCGCTCGGCCCGCAGGTCGCCGCCATCAGCGAGGCATCCGACGCGCAGAAGAAGTACGAGGAGGCCGTCGAGCAGTACGGCGCTACCTCGCAGCAGGCCGTCAAGGCGCAGGCGGAGTACCAGCGGGCGCTGGAGAAGCTGCCGCCTGCGACGCGCGAGGCCGCGATCGCCGTGGGCCTGCTCAAGGACAACTACAAGGAGTGGTCTGACGACCTGGCCGACGACGTCATGGCGCCCTTCACCAAGGGCGTCGCCGTCGCCAACGCGCTGCTGCCCACGACGACCGGCCTCGTGCGGGGCGCCTCGACCCAGTTCGACCGGCTGATCACCCTGGTCGGCGGCGCGATCAGCACCCCCGGGTTCGACGCGCTCAACGACCGGTTCACCCGGTTCACGAACGAGACCCTCGACCACGGCGTGGACCGCCTGACGATCTTCCTGGCCAAGCTGCAGAGCGGCCAGTACGACGGCGGCCAGCTGCAGGAGTGGTTCGATTACGCCCAGGACGCTGGGCCCTTGGTGTTCGACACCCTGGAGAACGTCGCCGAGGCCCTGCTGCACGTCCTCGAGGCCGGCTCCGGCGTCGGTGTCGGCATGCTCGAGGTCGTCAACGTGCTCTCCGGGATCGTCAGCGCGGTCCCGCCCGAGGCCATCGCGACGTTCCTGCAGCTGGCCATCGCCATCAAGGCCGTCAAGCTCGCCGCAGCGGGCGGGGACGCGGCCCGCGCGGCCGTGGCCGCGCTCGGCGTCCAGATCGGCGCCATGCGCGCGAGTGCGGCTGCCGCGCCGGGCGCACTCGCCGGAGCCGGCGCCGCGATCACCGGCCTGTCCCGCACGGCGAAACTCGCCATGGCCGGCACCGGCCTGGGCCTGCTGCTCATGGGTCTGGACTACCTGTCGTCCAAGAGCGAGACGCCGAAGCCCAACGTCGACAAGCTCGCGCAGTCCCTCACCGAGCTCGGCCACTCGGGCAAGGTCGGCGGCGAAGCGCTGCGGGTCTATGGCCAGGACCTCGGCGGCCTGGCCGACAGCCTGCAGAAGGTCGTCGACCCCGAGGGCCTCGACCAGGTGCAGCAGTCCATCGTCAGCTTCTTCGGCATGGACTCGACGCCGATCAAGAACGCCAAGGAGGACCTGGACGCGTTCGACCAGGCGCTCGCCTCGATGGTGTCCAACGGCAACGCCGAGCTGGCGGCGGCCGCGCTGGAGCACACCATCCGGCAGCTCGAGGCGCAGGGCAAGAACACCGACGGGCTGCGCGAGAAGCTCGACGCGTACAGGGACGCGCTGGCTGGGCAGGCCCTGGAACAGCAGCTCGCGGCCGAATCCATGGGCCTGTTCGGTGAGCAGGCGCAGCAGGTGCAGGCCAAACTCGACGCACAGACGTCCAGCGCTGATGGGCTGCGCCAGAGCATCGTGGCGCTCAACGACGCCAACCGGCAGGGCCTGTCCGGGATGATCGGCTTCGAGGCGGCCATCGACGCGGCGAGCAAGGCGGCGGCAGAGAACGCCGGCGTCCTCGACATGCACGGCGGCAAGCTGACGCTGAACACGGAGAAGCAGCGCGCCGCGGCCACCTCCCTCAACGACCTGGCGGCCAAGACCGACGAGGCCACCTCGGCGGCCCGCGAGTCGGGAGCGTCGTGGCAGGAGGTCAACGGCATCTACGAGCGCGGCCGGCAGCAGCTCATCAAGAACGCCATGCAGATGGGCCTCAACCGGCAGGAGGCCAAGG